CATCTACTTGTTCTACCGTTGTAGAATCTTGTATCTGATTTTCTTCAGTTTCATTGTTGGTTTTCATTTTGTTGGTTTTTGTTTATAATTCAATATACAAATTAAACTTGAAAGATTTAAAAATAAAATAATTTTTTTTGCACTATATGGCTAACCTATTTATTATTTTTATTATTTGTTTTTAAATCATATTTATTTTTATTTTCTTGAGCAATTTGAAGTTGTCTATCTGCTATTTCTCTTTGAGATTGTATTTTTTCTTTTTCAATTTCAAATTTAGAAGCTTCAATACTCATTCTATTATTTTCTTTTTCTCTTTGTAAATCAGTTTGCTCTTGATATTGATCAGTAGATCTAATTTGATCCATAGCATCTATATAGTCAGATTGTTTATTTTCATTTACATCTGCTGATGCTCCATAACCAGCTGCTCTAATTTCAGCAACAGTAATATCTTTTTTAATTAATTTATCATCTCTGTCAGAAGCAGCTTGAATTTCCATTTGTTTTTGTTTTTCTTGAGATGCCAATTGTTCTTGCTGAAGCTGTTGTTGAGATTGTTGTTCTTGTTGTTTTTGTTGTTGTATTTTAGATTCAGAATCTTTAAGAACTTTAGTAACTTCTGCAATTGAATCTGATTGAACAATTCTACCAAGATCATATATTGATGCACCAGTAGTATTATTTTGAATAGCCATTTGTTTAAGTTGTTCTAATACAGCTCTATGATTAGCTGTTGTACTACAAAAAATATTTAAATCTCTCATTAGTAATTCAGTACCATTTATATGAAAATTTACTTTTTCATCTGCACTAGTAATATAACTTAGTCTTGTTGATGGTTTTGTAGATTGATAATATTGAGCTAAATCAGTTCTCATTGTATGTACTCTAGGCATTAAGTAATCACAGTGTTGAATAAAATAAACTTCTGTTTGTGCATAAGATGCTGCTGCTGCTTGTTCTACACCAGTAGCAGTCATTTGAGATAACTGTTGTCCCATCCTTTGAGGATTTACTCCAATTACTTCCATAGCTTGAGCTTTAAAGTGATTTGCTAAATTTACTCTAGACATTAATCTTTCAGTTTGTGAAAGATCAAGTTTTTGGAAATGATTAAAGTTTAATGCATTTTCTGTATTTGTTATAGATGTATCTAAAGGAAGCATACCAAAATCTTTCATAGCAACATATGCTTTTGCTAAATTTCCTTTTCCCCAGTCTTCTCCTAAAGAATGTCTAGGAAGAGTGTTTTGATCTAACATGATAATAGTTCCTAACTCATCTACTAATATATCAGCAATTTGGTTGTTTACTATGTTATATCCAATTTGGTATGGTTTCATTAAATCAATTAATGCAGTTGATTTTGTATTTCTATCAGAGAAAATAGATCCTTCAACAGGTAACTTACAACCATATAAAGTAGTGTCTCCTTTAAATTGAAATTTTAATGGTCCAATTTTATTTTTATTAACACCAAGATAAAGAGGTGAAAACCCTCCTGGATTAGACATACCCCAATAAGAATTAATATTTGGACCAATTTTTACACCACCCCAAGTTTCATTAATCCATATCCAATCAATGTGATCTCCAAATAATAAATTATCTTTTGATTTATTAAGAATTACTCTAGTATCATAAATTGGTTTATCAATAATTTTATAATCAGCTGTAATAATTTCATTTATAACTTCTCCAAGTTCATTTATTTTTGTAAGATGACCTATTTTTCTTTGTGATTTCCAATATATTGTAGTTACTCTTAATAAATCAATATTATAATTTTCAAAATCATCTCCACTTTCTGAAAAAATTGTATTTATTATATCTCCATTATTTACAACACTTCCATTCATTGCTGATGTATATTGTCTCATTGCTAATGAAGGCATGTTAGTATTCCAAGCATGTGATTTAGTACCATCATAAAATGTACCATCATTTTGATAACCACCTGTTGTATAACCTGCAGCTGTAACAGCATATATAGACTCAAGACTTTCTAATTGTTCTTCAGTCATTAAATAACCATAACTATCAATAACATCAGCAATAGTATGCATTTCTGTTTTACCAACATAATTAGCTTGAGAAATATATCTAACATCTGGAGACTTATGATAAAATGTTAAAACAGGATTCCATAGTTCTACTTCATAATCATCTTCCATCATACGAAAATGCCAAAACTCTCTGTCTGTAATAAGCATATCTCTGAATCCTCTTTCTTCTAATTCATGCATACTAAATCTTTCAACATCAACTTTGTGTTGATGTGTAGCCCATTCTTCTATCATAGATCTATAATCCTTTTTAAAGAATTGTTCTATTTCTGGTAATGTTCTAAGTTTTTCAGGACTTAATGCTTCTTTACCTTCTTCAGAATCAGGTTCTAATCCTTGATCTTGTAATGCAGCTGTTATTTTAAGTTCAGCTTCAGACAATAAAGTTTCCTCTATCATTTTACGTTTTTCTTCTAACAGTTCATTATAAGAAGTATCATCTATAGCTCTGTATGTAAGTTTAGTTGTTCTTTTTGCAAACTCAGCTACTAGAACATTAATAACATTTGGAATAATAGGATAGAACTTTAATTCTAAAGCAGATGTATCTTCTTTAGTTAGAATATCTACTATGTCTCTCATTTCATTATTTTCTTCAACTATGTAATCTGATTTGTCAATTGTTCCTTTTGCTAACTTATAATTTTTCATAAGCCTTCTAGAATTTTGACGTATCTGTCTGAGTCCTTGCCATTCAATCCAATCAAGATTCCAAGCAGCCCATTCTTCATTTTTTTCTTTGTAAGATAAAAATTGTAATGGTTGGGTTAAAGTACCCATTTTATTAACTTCAGTTTTAGCTCCTGCTTTGGCTTGTAAAGCATTAATTATTTGCATAGTATTTTACTTTAAGTTTTTAAAGGCAGATCTATTAGAGTCTGTCCTATTTGATACCCTATTTCCTCCAACATGACGAAAAGGACTTCTATTTAATTTAAACAAATTTTCTGACTTTTGCAAGTTTTTTGCTGCATCATCCATAACTACTCTTTTAGAATACCCTCTATTAGATTGTTGTATTCTCATAAATGCAACAAGTGCAGCAAAAGAAACTAGTCTATCCACATTGACACCATCTGCATATTCTTGCATTTCTTTAAGTAACATAGGATCAGGTATCCTTTCTATACCGTATTTAGTTCTTACAATAGTACCATCTGTTTTAGTTTCTACATCTAATTCTTCTTTGGTATATTCTATAGTATAACTTAGTAAGTGTGCTTTAAATAATGTACCAGTATTTTTCCAACCATATTCCTGAAATACATTTGCATTAGAACCAATATCTTTTAAAAACATAATCTGTCCTTTAGGTACTAAATATCTTTGTTTTTTTCTAGATATCATATACTGGATAAACAAAGAAATATTATTTTCTATAACTGTCCATGCATTATACCATTCTATTATAAGTTCTAATCTCTGGTGTGTTTTATTAATATCATCAAATCTTCCACACCAAGCTGCAACTATTTTATCTTGTTCAACATATGTTTCAGTATCAATTCCACTTATTCTAGTTACTTCTACTGGAGCTTTCATTACATATATAGAACATAATGATTCTGATGTTGTAGTTTTTCCTTCAGATACAGGGTCAATTGATGCATAGTATTGTCCAAAAGTTGGATCTTTAATTGGTCTTTCCCATACTACCAATACTCCTGTTTTATCTTCAGTTTTTTTAGATATTGGAAATTCTATTATAGGTCTTTTATTACTTGTTGTAACAGAAGGTTTTCCATCAGAATCTGTACTAATATCTAAAAATTCATAAGCATATTCTTTTTCCTCAATTCTTCTTGCTTGTGCTGCGATTAAATGTGTAGGAAAAACTGATACAGATCTGTGATCAAATGCTTCTTTTATATTTCTTGGATGCTGAGATATTCTTAACTGGTAATCTTCTGGATTTAATTCTTTTTTCCATTTTTCAAATTGAGCATCTAATGCTATAAGAGATTCTTCAACAAGTGAGTTACCATATAAATCAATATGAGGAGGCATAGACCATTGTTCTGGAATAAATAAACCTGACACACCTAAAGTACCTTTATGATCTAATAGATTTGTTTCTACAGCATATACATCTTTTGAGTTAGGATTTAATATCATATCTCTTAAAGGATTACATTGTGATAAATCACCTACTGATCCTGCAGCAATAAACATTCCTGTAGTT